ATAAATTGAAATAAACTAATATTAGTCTCCTTCACCTGTACTATCTCGTGCCACATTGTTTCTATTGTATTATTCATTTTACTCATATAAGAGACATTTACAACCATAAGTACAATACACATTACAAAAATACCTAAAGCCATTATAGGCACTAAGTCCCACAATCTATTTTTCATCTGTTTTTTCCTCTTTTGTTACTAATTGATCTATTTTATTTTGCCACACTTGCTTTATGCCTTCATCTTGTGCTAGCATATGTGCTTTTTTTAAATTTGCGTAACGCGTTAAGAATAATAAATATCCGTCTGCTGTCATATTTCCCCTTCTAAACTAAAATCTCTCCAACCTTTAGCTGGAACAAGGTTGGCGGATTTATTAAGTTTCCAATGTTTGTAGTATTTATATCCTTCCGGATGATGGTCCCAATAACAATACACTAAAGCTAAACGTTTCATTTCAAAACCTTGTATTTTAGGTTTAAATTCAGTTACCTGATGATAAAGATTAGATGGAAACCTAACAGCCAGATTTTGAAAAGGCCTTATAGTTGTAAGAGCCGCACCTAAAGGCGGTTCCCATGTATTATTCATAATATACTTCTTTTTGTCCCAAGGATGAGAAGTACATACTTGTATATAACCACCAAGAATGTTTTGTATAAAAAGATAAATTATATGTGTTGTTTTTGCTACTCCGTTAAATCGATGTTCTTCAGCGTCATATACATATTTATTTAATAATCTACCTTGCAAAGTAGAATCTTTTTGAAATTGTTGCTTGTAATAAGATTCATCACCATCTACGTGCCAAGGGGTCTGCTCATTCCAACGAAACCAATACTCAATATGTTCTTTTCCTGGGGTAATAGCTCGTAGTATTTTTTCAATAGCGTTTTCAGCTGGTTCGTCTTTTGGTAAAAAACTATAAATAGGGAATTTTGCACTTAAAAGTTTGGGGTCATCAGTTATATATTCTTGTAAGAATGCAAAATCTTTAAAAGCCAAAGCATTTTCTACGTATTGTACTACCATCCAAATTCATCCTCCGGGTTCATTGTTTACCTACTTCCGGTAAAGTTTCACCTGACCATTTTATTTTTGATTCGCGACCACCTTCAACATTTAGTCTTGTGTGTTCTATTGGTAGCATAACATATCCGTTATGCACTGTCACTGTCTTGCCCATATGCATAATTTCTTCTTCACACATAGGACAATCTAGTTCCGCTTGTTGTACTTTTATAAAACTATTGCCCTCACAACGAGGACAAATAGTTTTAATTTTTTCCATTTTTAAGTTCCTTAGCAAGTAAAAAATCAATTATTTTTTGTATACTTACTGGTACTTCAAACCTGTTTTTTGCTAGTTTTTGTAGCTTTCCGTGTGTATCTACTGATACTGACACTGATTTAAAACTGCTTGTATCTGGCATATTCTTTCTCCTTATTTATATTATATTATGGGACTAATATAGACCTGTTATTTTATTTGACAAGAGCTTATTTTACTTTATTTTAATAGATTCTTCACCTTTATATGTCGGGTGTTTTTTGGCATCCGACATTCTACACATATAAAACCTTAACATCTAAATTCTTTGCTGATTTGTTTTTGACTCTGTTTATCAGTCTCATCTTACCCTTCATCATACGATAACTTTTCATCTTGACATCATATAAATCCACGGTCCCCGTTCTACTATTCACGACAATAATATCCGCTGGACCCTTACCACCTAAATCATAATAGACATGCGTATTTGGCTTTCCTAGGAAGTCTATGGCCGCTAACAACTCGGCACGAATACCTTTTTGCTGTTTACTTGTTTCCATGATAGACAATTACAACCGCTGTACAGTTAGGACATGATAAGTTTGTCATGATCATGTGCTGTTCTTCATCGTTGTCTTCCCATTCAGTGTCGTGGTCACCGCCCCATATTAATTCGTGATTACAACTCCAACACTTCATCCTTTAATCTCTCCCCAGTTTTTACCCGATTCATAATCTACCTTGTTTGGAACTTCTAATGTAACAGCGTCTTCCATAATCTGAATTATCTTTTCGGCCTCCGCTGGTTCTTTGATTGATATGTCTAGTTCGTCATGAATTTGTATGTGCGGTATAATACCTTCTTTATATAACGCTAACATAGATTTCTTAGTCATGTCAGCAGCACTACCTTGAATCAATTTGTTTAATGCTTTGTAAGTAAATGCACGTTTAATCATCCCCGGTCCGTGCTCCCTGATGGCGTCGTCATACTTCAATGGTTTATTCAAACCAAACTGTGTTGACTCCCACATATCAAAATGACAAATACGTCCACCGATAGTTCTAATCTTACCACTGTCTTCTGCTCTACGCATAACCGACTCGGTTAACATTTTTACAAACGGTGCTTTCTGATTGTAAGTTTTAATTAGTTTTTCAGCAGCGTCTTTTAATAAACCTAACTCACCCATCAGTTTATTTTTACCCATGCCATACATTAATCCTAAGTTAATAGTTTTGGCTTGCTTCCGTTCGATGCCGGCCATGTCTGCAATCATCTGATGGAAATCTGCCTCGCCTTTTTTATATTGATCCACGATCATTGACGAACCTTCTAGTTTTAACAAACTAGAAAAGTGTACTACGATTCTTGGTTCTTGTTGCGAGTAATCAAAACAACCCCAGGTACAATTACGTTCCGGTACAAAAATAGATCTAATCATTGGACCAATCGTTTTGTGTCGTGCTGGTATTTGTTGTAAATTTGGATTCGAATAACTAAATCGTCCGGTGACGGTGCCACCTGAATCAGACCGTATCTGATTGATATCACTGTGTATTCTGCCGTTGTGTTCGTGCTTAATAATTGTATCTATGAATGTTGTATGTGCTTTGTTTATCTCTCTTGCTTCTGCAATGCGTCGCGCTAAAGTGTCTTCAGGATGCGATGCTAAGAAACCTTTGGTAAAACTTGGTGCACCTTTATCTGTTCTATCGTATGGTAATTTTAATTTATCAAACGCTGTCGCAATAGAAGCTGCAGCCCATATCTCAACTTCAAAACCTGCTTCTTTATTTATCAATTGTAGTAAATCTTTTTCTTGTTTAACAAAATCTTTTTTAATTTGATCTGCACGTTCCAAGTCAACTGGCACACCTTTAAACTTCATGTCAACTAAACACGGAAACAAATCTGTTTCTAAATTAAATACGTCCCACAAATCTTGTTGTGTAATTTCATGTTTCATTGCTTGCCATAACTTTAAAGTTATCTCAGCGTCGCGTTCTGCATACTCACCAACAACTAATGCTGGCAGTCGCCACATCTCTGCTTTAGGATCAACGCCCCAGCGTTTCGCTGCTTCTTTTAAAACATTCTCATTCTTACCGAGACCAATGTATTCTTTAGAAATAGAATCTAATGTAAAACTAAAACGATTTTCATTTACTAAACTTGCTGCAATCATTGTGTCAACAATACGTCCGTTGATTGTAAAGTTCATTGAACGTAACCAGGACACATCGTACATTGCATTGTGAAAAACTTTTGTTGCAGGTGTGTTTAAAACTTCTTGCATCCAATCAATAGCAATTGCTCTATCGATGTTGCCTTGGCCTTCATGTGCTATTGGAAAATATCCTTTCCAACCTTCTACTGCTACTGCAAAACCAACTATCTCACCGTCGTTGCGTACCGAACCAGAACCCATGCTTATTAGATTAGGATCACGAGTTTCTAAATCGATTGCAATCTCAGAATGTTCAGTTAAGTCTGGCATGTGTGGTACGACCCACTCAGTTTCCGGACTAAAATTCATTGGCACTTGCAATGGTCTATTCATATTCTTTTTTCAACTTAGTCAAAAACCAAATTGCCTTATCCAAATCTTCAACAGGCTTACCTTTATGTTCATGTCTCCAAATATACTTGATTGCTGAGCCTTGTAAATAGTATTTAAAACCAATACCTTGGCAGGATTTTATAGCGTCAATACACTGCACACCACCTTTGTTATAGTGTTCAGGAAAGTTTACTGGATCATATTTTTTAGACATAAGAATAACTCCTCTCATAATTTGCCGGTTCAATAATATGTAATGATTCTTTTGCTCTTGTTACTGCAACATAAAATAATCTGTGTGCTTCGTCAGGATCATACTCTTCTGCTTCCTTACTTGCTTTTGTTACATCAGGTAATAATAAAATGTTTTGTGCTTCACCACCTTTAGCTGCATGTATTGATTTAAAAATAATGCGAGGGGTTTCTAAAATGTTTTCTCCACGTGCTAACATTGCTCTTATATAATTTTCCGTATAGTTATCCAATTCGTTAAATGCTTCATACCAAACAGCGTTTGTTTTTAATCCGTGTTCCGCGATGCAGTCTTCAAGTGTATAGCTACCTTCTTTATTTAATGTATTCGCCTTTCTATATCCCATAGTAACATTGTTTCCCAGATAATTATATATGTTTTTAATTAAAATTGTTTCTATCTCACCGCCCTTGCGCCAACGTTCCCAACGTTGTATTGCTTGAACTAGTTCTACTGGTGCTGCATTCTTACCTCTAGAGTTTCTATAATACCAACCGTTGTCTTCACAATGCTCACCAATAGTTTCAAAAAAATGATGTGCTGATGCTAACACTAACCAATCACCTTTTGACATATCAACATCTGTAATGTCGCTGTGATAACTAAGCTCACCGGACTGTCCATCTTTTGGTTTGTATTCTTTGTTATATTTATTTGTAATTCTTGATCGTATGCTCTGTGCTAATTCAAAAATTGGTCCTGGTGGCACACGGTAAGATTTATCTAAAGTTTTTATGTGATCAACTTCATCTTTTAATGCTATGAAATGATCTACGTCTGCACCAGCCCATTTAAATATTGCTTGATCATCGTCGCCTGCAATATAGGTCTTATCAGAATTGTCCCACATAGCACGAACCATAGCCCATTGCAGCGGACTTAAGTCTTGTGCTTCATCTATAAACAACACATCAAAATTAGGACTCAGTTTCTTGTCAACGAACATTTGCAGCATGTCATTGTAGTCATACATGCCCTTTTCTTGCTTAAACTTAGTGTATTCTTGGTCTAATAGGTACAAAACATCCCTCTCTACGTCCACCAGGTGCTCATTTCTGTCGTAAATCGTCATCACATCGACCATAGACACCCTAGCTTTGTTGATTAAGCTTAAATATGCGTTATCTGAATCAAACAATCCATCAGCGTTACTGTGTGCAGCGCGCTTTATGGTAAGACCATTCTTGCTACCAAATTCTTTGTAGTCTGCAGTGCCAACAACACGTTCTTTTTTTAAACTAGCTAAATTGTAAGCCAAAGAATGTAATGTTCTAAAAAATGGAAACTCGTCCTCTTCTAATTTAAACTTTTCCATTGCTCTTTCTTTAGCAACACGAGCAGCGTCTTTAGTAAACGTAAAGTATCCTATCTTTTTAGTATTGATACCAGACTGGATACACTTTTCTACTAGCTCAAGAAGTGCGTATGTCTTACCTGTTCCTGGTGGTCCTAGTATAATTGTTTTCATTAGAATGGTTGCTCATCATAAGTAGTTTCTATTTGAACTGCACCATCTTCAAAGTCACCTAGTTTAACTCTAACACAACGAGGTCTTTTCTCACCGTCTTTAGTCATAACTTTTGGTCTAACTTCTTCTTCATACAAATCTAATTCCTGCAGTATTTTACCGGTATCTTTTTTATTCATATCCCACGCATTCTTTTTTAGAAAGTTTAAGAAAGAACTAATCTGAAACATTGCATGGTTCTCTTCTGTATTCACATAACATTTACCATTGACCAACTCTTCTATTTTAGTAGTCCTGGTTCTATTCATTGTGTATTGTAATAACAACTGTCGTAATTCTTTTTTAGGTTGTAATGATTCTAATGGTTCTATCTCTGCAACCTCACCAGCAAATAAAGGTTTTAAATATACCTCGCGCCAGTCTTTACCTTTAAGAATAGGTACTACTAGATTTGCCTGCTCCATAACTGCAACAGCAAATAAATTAGGATTGTGTAACTGTTCACTTTTTAATTGTACGCGTTTGTCACCAACAGTAAGCATCCACGTTGCTGGTTCAGAACAATACTTCTGTAAATCTTTTAACGGCGACATTTGTTCCTCGTCATAGCCTACACCAAACTTTTTAGTTCTACATTTTGCAGGATTACATACGCCACAGATTGGTTGATCTTTACACCTGTACTTGTCATAACCTCTTTTGTTTAATGATCCTATGAGATCATTAACTTCTTTAAATGGTAAAGGAGGATCAAAATATTTTTGATTGCTTGCCATGACAGCGTCTTGCCATGTATCCGGCGTAGCCTGTTTATGAAACACGCCAATATTAAACAAAGCATTATTTCTAGATCCTTCGCCAAACCCTTCGTCAGCTAGCTTGTTTAAACAAGGTGGACCGTCTTCAAATACTTCTTTCTTAACAACCTTAGTCTTTTTTACTTTTATCTCATCTATCTGTGTTTCAGTTAAAACTACTTTCTTGTAGTATTCGTAAAAATCTGTCTCTGTTATAGCCTCACCATTATCATCTAATGCATAACGCATACCACGAATACCACCATGATAAGGTAAATTTAAAAAGTTTCCAACGTCGCCACGTTCCGCGAGCAACTCTGTTTGTTTAGGAAATATCTCCATGTCACCAAAGCCTAGCGCTTTAGCCATATCAATTAGTTTAGATTGTAATAAACCAGCAGAAATAAAAGTATCACAAAATAAAAACAAATGTGCACCACCTGATTTAGACCTAAATAATACCAGTGGGAACTTATGGGACTTGATAGAGGCCGCTATAGTTTTGAGATCAATAGTATAATCATCGACGTCAATGCAACCCCACTTACACATGTTGTTTTCATTTATAGGTATAATACCTAACGCTGGCTCGACACCTTTAAGGTGATCTTGCCATAACTTATCTGTAACGGTATCTCTTTTAATAAAAGCTTTTGCTTTTTGTTTTCCTTTGTCAGTTATAGCACCTGGTTGAATAACCATTTGACCAAAGGCATTATTATTGCCTTCAAATATATTTTTAAATTCTTTCATTACTTCTTCTTTCTAGGTCTGCCTTTCTTATTTCCAGTTTTTTTGTAAGTAGAACTGCATGCGTAGCTACAGTATTTTTTGGTACGTTGTTGTACTGCATGTATTGTAAACGTTTCACCGCATGTAACACATGTCTTTTCCTCCTCTATCATATCTCCTCCTTTATGATAGCAAGGCAGGGGGAGTTGCCTTGCTATCGTTACTAGTTAAAACGGTACGTCTTCTTTAGATTCGGTACTTTCCTCACTAGTTTTTGCTTTTACGTCTCCGCTAGAACACGATATAGCAAAACTTTTTGCTGCCTCGTAAAGTGATTTGTCCTGTACTGGACCTTCTTTTTCTACACTCCAACCAAACCACGTTCCTTTGTCGTTTGATTGCTGGACAGTTTTCAGTCTATACAAATGACTGTAAGATGCTGGTGTAAACAAACCATTTTTACCTTCTAGTTTGATACCATTCATCATTGAGTTCCATGTTCTACTAACTTTTAGTTGTGTAGATTTCATAGATATCAATGCTGTTCCCATCTTCTCGTCCATGACATAGTAAGACGCTGTGTTCTCTAAATAGTTACCGTTAGGTAATCTATCTTTCCAATCAGCTCCTCGCTTTGCCTGTTCAATAATGCCACTTGATACTGAATGAATTTGTACTGGGGCACTTGTACCCTGGCCACGATCTGACCACTCTACATACTCACGCTTGTAATAGCACGGCATCACCTTTATTCCTTCTTCACCATTATATGTCTGCTTCGTCACGGTATTGTAAATCATACCGGCTTCAGCGCCTTCGACATATTTAGAGTCATGCTTATTGATCTCCGGTGACAGTTGACCCAACACTCGTAAAAATGGTAAAGCAAAATCTTCTGCTCCCATTTCACTTGCGCCAACTAATGCGTCTGCTTCAAACATACTGCCCAACGCTACTGCAGTATTAGCTTTTTTTGCTACTTGGTTCATGTTACGTTTCTCCTTATTCATGATTTCCGGCTTATTTTTGTTTGATCTTTCACAAAAGTGTGAAAGTGTTCCGAGGGCATATCGAGGCCGGCCTCGATACGCTCCCGGTAGAGAGCTTTCAATGTCATCGGCTCAACTTTTTGTTTTTGGTTGGGCTGATAACCTTCTTGCTCTGCAAGGGATAACAATTCGTTAGCCCTTGTATCTTCTCCTTTACCAAAAACTACAGAAACTTCATTCTTGATGATGTCTCCTAATCCCTGGTCACGAAGCCATGTGTAAGCTGCCTCAATAGAATCCTTTTTAATCGTACAACTGTACGTTTTCTTTACGTCGACTCCTGATCCGTCAGCTAATTTCAAAGACGACAATCCCTGCTCCGCGAGCAAATTAGGAATGATCTCTGAACTAATTTTGTCTGCTTGTTCTTTTAAATCTTTTAAAGTACGTTCGTGTGAACTAATATTATTTTCGATACGTGCTAAATCATTACAGTATTTAGCCAGCGTTGATATGTCTGACTTCTCCATTAAATCTTGTTGATCCTGTTCCAAATCTTCTAGTATTAAATCATCGCTCATATCGTTCTCCTTTACTATGTAAATCAATACTCAATGGGTAATAAAGTCTTTCTCTTTTTTCCCACTTTAAAAAATTAAAACAACCATTGGTAATGTCAGATACAATAGCTGTAGATAATCCTATGATTGCAGGATCTCCTGTACATAATATAAAATCATGTGGCTCAAAATCCTTTAAGTTCTTTTGCATTTTATGAATGAAAGGTCCTGTAGAAAAAATCATTTGTGAATTTTTTGGTAAACAAATTACTAAGTTACCATACTCTGCAGCACCTAAAATATTTATTGATTCTGGTGGGTGTTGTAATACATATACTAATGGAGCGTCTGGATTAACGTCCTTAAAATCTAAGAAGTCTGCAAGACTTCTACGATCATACAGTTCATACACTGTTAAATTCTTTGCCATTTTATTTCCTTCTTTAATTCTTGACTTTCAATATAAGGATCATTATATGTATGTCAAGAAAGAATATAAAATAAATTATGATAGATAAGTATAGGTTTAAAACTAAGCCTTTTGACCATCAAATGAAAGCCTTATATAAATGTTGGGCTCAAGAATCATATGCTTTATTTATGGACATGGGTACAGGAAAATCTAAAGTTTTAGTTGACAATGTATCAATGTTATATGACAGAGGCGCGATCCGCGGTGCGTTAATCATTGCACCCAAAGGCGTGTATAAAATTTGGAGCGACAACGAAATACCGAATCACATGCCGGATCACATTGAAAAAACTGTGGTGTCTTGGGATGCAGGTATAACTAAGAAAAAACAATTAGAACTTGATACTTTATTTGACGGTGAACATGATCTTAAGGTATTGATTATGAACGTAGAAGCTTTTTCTACAAAGAAAGGTCTGGACTTTGCAGACAAATTCCTTAGCATATTTGGTGGAAGAGCTTTAATAGGGATTGACGAATCTACAACGATCAAGAGTCCGACAGCTAAAAGAACAAAAAATATTTTAAAACTAGGGACCTCAGCGAAATACCGTAGAATCTTAACCGGCTCTCCCGTTACTAAATCCCCACTTGATTTGTACACTCAGTGTGCCTTTCTAGACCCTTATCATTTAGGTCATCAATCTTATTATTCTTTTAGAAATAGATATGCGCAAATGGTGCGTAGAACTTTTAGTGGCCGCAGTATTAATTTAGTTGTTGGTTATAAAAATATTGACGAGCTTACGGTTAAGCTTAAAGGGTTTTCTTATCGAGTTGCTAAAGAGGAATGTCTAGACCTACCTCCTAAAGTATATACTAAACGTGTTGTAGAATTAACTGACGAACAAAAAGATATGTACAACACTATGAAACGTGCAGCCATTGCGCAACACGAAGGCAAACTTATGACAACAGAATCTGCATTGACTACGTTAATGCGACTACATCAAATCACTTGCGGTACGTTTAAAGCTGACGACGATACTATTACACCGATAAAAAATAACAGAGTGCAAGCTTTGCATGATTGTTTAGAAGAAGTGGACGGCAAGGTCATAATATGGGCAACTTACCGTGAAGACATCAGAAAAATAGTCGAATCTTTAAAAAAAGCTTACGGAGAAGACTCTACAGTCGAATA